CAACGTACTCGAACTCAGCCAGTTTGAACTCACCGAAGCCACCCCAGGCTCTGTCCGGAACGTAGCTCCCCCCGAACGCCAAGGCCAGCTGCTGATCGCCGTCATACCACAGGGACTGAAGCTGCACAGTCGGACCGGCGAAAGCGATCGCGGCCAGGCCGATGATGCAGACCAGTGAAAGTACTAGTGCTCTCTTCATGATATCCCCACCTCCATGGGGTTATTGGCAACCGTTGGGCATCGCGCAGAAAGTACTCACGTACGTCAGCACGTTGGTCCATTGGTTGCGAAGTTGAATCGTCATCTTCACCCATCGCCGCCCGCTTGTACACCCTTCCGTGCCTGGCTCAATCGGCTCAGGATCAGGTACAGGAGTAGGATTCGGGATCGGCGGACAACCCTTCGCTTCGATAGCGCTGGATGCGTCACCGAGCAAACCTCCTTCATCGTTGTCCAGTCCTGCGAGCGCAGAAGCCATGAGATCCTCGAACCAGTCGTAGCCAGTTGTACTGGCGGGAGCGTTCAGAGGATACCAAGGCTGGTCATTGCGGTTGCCGATGAGGCAATACAGGACTTCGGGTTCTTCGATCCATACCCCGGCGACATTCCTATATGTACGGGAGCCGTCGGAGTGCAGGTCGTATTCTCCAGTGTAGATCGCGAACGGACCGGTCGAATCTTCGATGGTGATACGGAGTTCCCATACACCCGGGTCCAGGTTCAGGACACCAGAGCTGTAGAGGGGTTCCCCGGTAGCGCCATCACATCCTCGATCCCGTAGACGGAAATCGATGGAAAGAAGATCGGTAGTTGAACTGCACCGGAGATAACCAAGCGCCTCGATACACGAGACCGCTAGCCTTGCAATGCACGGTCAGCTCGACCGGTGCATGCCCATTGCCGCTTGTAACCAAGATGTCGTAATCGCCCTCAACTGCATAGAGGTGCGACACGGCCGTGTATAGGGATTCATCCTGTGTGGGGATGTTGGCGGATTGCCCGTCACCCCATTGGATGGTGTATCCTGCTCGTTGATTGCCACCCCTGATGCGGATAGCGACGAGATAGCCCCCAGCTTCTACACTGGGCACCACTTCAACTTCCGTCACCAACGCCGCTCCGACACTGATGTGGGCCTCAAGGGCCATATCCGGTGTCAAGAAGTCGAAGAGTTCGCAGCCAGTAAGGCATACGAACATCCCCACGAAGAGGATGGCTAATGCGAGTCGTTGTTTCACGGTGTTTTCCACCTCCTACTGACTGTCTTTCTTCCGTGCCTTGACATCTCCGACCGATTCCCCAACCACGAATGTGGATGCGGTACCGATGCAGGCCAAGATGATGCCGTCGGATACGCCGGTCGCGTGCATACCCCACGCAACAGCGAGTAGTACAAGGACGAGCCAGACGCGCCGGCCGCCCACCTGTTCTTGCTGCTTCTTGGGACTGAGTAGTGTCCCAGCGAATGTTCCGAGTAGTTGAAGTGCTTTCTTCACGGGATTCACCTCCTACGCCCTACGAAGTTCGGGGGCTGTACAGAAGTTGGAACCCAGCAGGAGGCTGTACCTCGGCTGAGTCCGCCAGCCAGAACTCCACGTTCTGATCTTCGCGCTCGTGACCAGTCGTGAAGAACTTCCCTAGGTACTTCACGTAGACGTACTTCACCAGGTTGCCCTCGTCATCGAATGCTTCCGAAGGAACCTGCTTGAAGTGATTTCCATCGATCTGTGCCTTGCGAATTGCATGGGCAAATAGCCCTGCACGCGCTAGCTGTGAAATTGATGCAACCGTCCTCATGGCTCCTCCTTCCGTTCGAGGGCTATTATAGATATGAAGTTGCCGGTCTCAACTGCTCGGAGTTTTCTACGACGAAACAAAGAGGCGCCCCCGTTGCCGAAGCGCGGGGGGCGCGAACACAAGGAGAGAAACAGACGTGCTAGTTATTCATCTCTTGGCTCGAACGTGATTCCGTTGTCCCCATCCACAGGGACGCGGTGTAGGGTATCGCCGATGATGATGTCATCCGGGATCCCGGCAGGGAAGGCTTTGCAGGTCTCCTCCCCGTCGTCATTCGTCTCTTCGTTCAGGTGCTTGCACTTGTGGCACTCGGCTCCACCCAGTGAGATGAAGCTCAGGTCCGTGTCCACGAAGCGTTCCGCACGATCCGCATCTTTCGTCTTAGGCATCAGGGTCTCCCTTCCGTTGCTGCGCTAATGATACCCCCCAAGCCGCCGGAGATGTCCCCAACCCGAAGAATGAGAAGCGGCATGTAGAGGGCCATCACCTTCATCGAACAGCCCCCACTCACAAGCGGCCCTTCCAGATTCCCATCCACGAAGATGGTTCCTTCAAGAGTCTGCCTTGAAATCCACCACTCGCAGTCTTCTCCTCGGCATTGCCGTCCTACCCCCATCGGGCATACAGTTTGCTGCTCAGCCATTCTTCTCCTCCCTCGGCGCGTACGCCACTTCCCAGCCATCCGGTGCATCTACCGGGTCATCCCCATACCAGAACTCAGGATCGTGGGGGTTCTCAGGCTGGGTCTCCTTGAATACCCACTTCCCGTCGCGGATCGCTTGTACGATCTCAGGGGGCAGCTGGTTCTGTGTCATCGTTGTCCTCCGGTCGAATCCATTCTACGTAATCTCGGGGCGCTTCGTCCGGGTCGTCTCCGATCCAGTACTTGGGCAAGCGCTTCAATGGTCCTTCAGGGACGCGTTCTCGGAAGACCCACTTCCCAGCCTCTGCCGCCTTCATCACTTCTTCTGGAATCGCGAATGATGTCATCGTCGGAACAACCTCCCCATGCAAGCTTCGAGTTCTGCTCCCAGTGCGCCGCCTCGGCGATACCGCTTGTGTGTGAAGAGGGAGAACGCTTCCGCGAATCCTTCCTCCACGTTGGTTCCGCCGTAGTAGCCTAGCACACTGTTCACCTTCCTCTCATCCTCGAGCTTTCGGAATATTCTACGAAACTCCTGCTGCTTACCGGGAGACATGCTGAACCAGATGTGGTGGCCAAGCTCGTGCCTTGCCGTGCTGGCGCCGATCTCGGCGTATGTACCGTCCAGCCCTGAGCAAGCATGGTCACGCACGAAGGATCGTGTAGCTGGCGATCTCCCCACCTTCAGGTGCTTCTTGCTCCGCATAAGGCCCGTCTGGTAAGGCTTGTGGGATGCGGTAAGGGCCATCTCTTTCGGAACCTTCGGCCCCATCCAATCCCCCTGCTTCATGGTGTATGTGTATCGACCCCATGTGCCCTGGTAGATGCCGTCATCCTGGATCTCGTTCCGGAATCGGATACCGCGCATCTTCTTGGTGGGCACGTAATCCGGATCCAGCTGGTCCATGACCCGAGCCATGTCGTCGACCTGAGCCTGAACCATCTCCACATCGAACTTCTTCTTGGGAAGCTGCATGTCACGGAACGTGACTCTGTCAGTGACCTTCCGCAGTGAGCCCGGAGGATTGATGCCGCCCCGGACATCCTCGGTCAGCTTCTGTTTGACCTGGGTCTGAACACCAGTGTAGTTCCAGGCGCTGTCGATCGCTTCCTCTTCACCCCAGAGCAGGTCGCCATCCTTGACGGATTCCAACTTGCACTGCAGGTCTTCTCTTCTCGCGGTCGGCTTCGGAGCCTCGGGGGCCTGGGTCACGGTCGGTTTCTTTGTCGGTGTGGCCGTACCGCCGGCTCTCTTCAGCTTTCGAAGCTTACGCTTGATCTTCTTCTGTTGTTCGGGGTCTGTATAGTCCTTCAGCTGCTGCTCCAACTCCTCGATGGTTGTTCCCAACTTGAATGGCCCCGGAGCAGGTGCTGGAGTCGGGCTCGTTACCACTGGCGCCGGTTTGGGAGTGGGCACCGAAGGCGTTTCACGCTTCAGCTTCCTCAACTTGCGCTTGATCTTCTTCTGGTCATCCGGATCGGTGAAGGTTTCTAGCTGTCCCTCGAGTTCCTCAATCGTCTTGCCCAGCTTGAGCTTGCCTGGCGTAGTGACCGCCGGCGTATCAGGTACCTCTTCAAGCGCCTTCAGGTCTCGCTTGTATTTCCGGATCTTTCGCTTGATCTTCTTCTTCTCGTCAGGATCGGCGATCGACCCCGCGATCTCTTCAGCCTCCGCGATCTTCGCCTTCAATGCCGTGACCTTCGGGTTTTCGGCAATGATGGTTGGCGTTTCTGTGGGTGTAACCTGGGGTTGGGGCTTCGGAGCAGGAGTAGAAGGGGCGCTGGTTACAGGGCTGGCCGGCTGTTCTGCTGCGATCTCCCTCTTGTACTTGCGGATCCGGCGCTTCAGCTTCTTTTGCTCATCCGGGTCGGTCGACGCCTCCAAGGCCTCCTCTGCTGAGGACAGCTTCTTGCGAAGAGCCGTGAGCTTAGGATTCTCGGGGATGACCTCGATCGCCGGCGCTGGCTTCGGCGTCGTTGTGACGACTCGTTCTACTGCTTCCTCTACAGCTTCCCGTACTGCGGGCGGTGTACCGGGATCCCACGTCTTCAGGATCCGCTTGATGTCGTCATCTGCTGTTGCGACATCCTTGCGGGCTCTGGCGATTGCTTCATCTATCTGCTTCAAGTGTAGTTCGTACCGCTCAAGCTGCTTGGCGTGCCAACTGCCCGGTTCGGCAGCTCTTGCCTCTTCCAGAGCCTTCAGTGATCGCGGCCTCTGCGGTTCCAGTCGTTCAAGGGTATCCTGGGCATTGATGTAGCGGTACCGAGCGGAAGCCAGTTGGGTCTTACTGTCCATAGGGCTCTTCATCGCAGTGAGCTTCTTCCACTCGACCTCATCTGCTACCGGCTCAAACACCAGGCGGGTAATGGTCTTCGATGAAACCCCGTTCCTGGGCTTGTAGGTCTCGATGATGGGTTCCCCTACGCGTCTCAGCCTAGTGCCCTTAGGTAGAACGACCTCTGTCTCGCCGAGCTTCGCATACCAGCCGACCTTCGCGCCTTCAACTCCACGAATCTCCATAACCACAGACATCTCTCGGTCGAGGTCCTGGATGGATCGCTCAGTGGCGAACTTGAAGCCCATGAAGTCGTCCGGAGTAGTTGAGGCGTGAGCATCGAACTCCACCGCTGTCTGCCTGATCAGGTCATCATACCGCTTCTGGTCGATCTGTAGGCCGCGGTACACGGTGCCCTCATGGCGAGGGGCAGACTCCAGGGCCTCATCCAGTTGGCGGAGTGCTTTCTTCGTCTTCTCAACAACCTCGTCACTGACATCGGTTAGCCGCCCCTTCTGTAGCGAGCGGATCTCCATGTAGCCGATTCCCCTGGTGCCGTCACCCCTCGTATCCGAGAGCCATCCCTTCACAGCATCCTGGTGTGGCTTGTCAAGACTCTCCTTCCACTGCTTCCCGCCCTGGTTGTCCATGTAGTCCTTGAAATTCCGCTTCACAGCTGCCTGTGAGCTCTTCACCTTTGCCTTCGGCGGAGTAGCAATGGCTTCGTGGAATGTCATGGGCGGCTTAGTGCCCGTAGGACTTGGGGTTGTCGCAGTGGCCAGCTTCTGGCGGGCAGCCTTCTTGGCCCCTACCGCTGGATCGGAAGGATCGACTTCACGGAAGACGAACTCCGCAACCTGGCGCTTCTTGAACTTCTTCTGGTTGACCTCGACCAGTTGGTAGCGCCCGCCCTTCCTGATGATGGCATCAGTATCGCCTGTACCCAAGTCGATGCCGCTCTTCGTCTGGTAGCGGATGATGGCTGCTTTGTGGTTCGCATCTCCCGAGGGCAGATCCCCAATGTCGACGCTGCGGATGATTCCGCCCTTCGGTTGGTCGATGTCGATGAAGTCAGCTGCCTCTAGCCGAGCGAGCTTCTTCTTGCTGAGCAGGACTACCTCATTGACGTCTCCCTCGAAGGTGGGGGCTCGTTTGATCGCTGCCTCGTAGGCATCCTTCATATCGTCTGGTACTACCCGGCCTTCCTGGATCCTGCGGAGAGCCCCACGTTCTCGGGCATCGAGTGTAGACACCCAGGATCGTTGGCCCATCGGCGAATCTGCAGGCAGCTCCTTGAGTTTGACAACCCAGATATCGTCATGTCTCTGGAGCTTGGGCACGTAGATCGTTTCTTTCTTCGGCTTGCCAACGACTTGGTACTTGACGCCCCGCTTCATCAGGACTTCAGCTTCGTCTAGAGCAGTTAGCCCCTTGAGCCCGGGGTTGATATCCACACCAGAGACCTGATCAATCTCGAACAGGATCTGCCTCTTCTTCAGGCCCCACTGGGAGGTGAACTCGATTCCATCCATCCTGGACTTCGACGCACTGGTCAGCGCATCCCACTCCAACACCTTCCCATTGGTGAGTCGCTGTAGCATCTTGGGGTCATCAGTGCCGATCCCCCGGTATACCTTGCCCTTCCAGGGTTCACACCTATCGACTGCCGCTTCCAGCATGTCGGATACTTCTTCTATCTCCCAGGTCTTCCCCGCAATGTGGGGCTTCACTCCAGGCCGTATCCCCTTGGCCTGCCATCGGCGAATCTCCCTGTAGTCATTCCTAGACCAGGCCCGGATTACAGCCTGTTCATCATCACTCAGGGATGCGGCCCACTCAGCAGGCGGCTTCTTGGCGAAGGACATGTAGTTCGAGGTATCGGTGACTTCCTCCACTTTCAGGTATGGCACCTGTTGGCCCCACAGCTCCTTGTGGCCTCGCTCCACTACACGGTACTTGGCTCCGGGCCTCAACAGGATTTCCTCTTGATTCAATGTGTGGGGGCCGGGGTCGAAGTCGGGGATGCGGGTACCGTGCTTCGTCTTCATCTCCATAATGATCGAGGTCGGAGAGTGCTCGTCGATGAAGCGATCCGCGACCTCCAGGTTGAGGGTGGAGGACGTGGGGGCATCCAGCTCGAACACGTCTGAGTTGTACAGCTTCTGGAAGACGTCTTCGGGCAGGTCATCCCAACCTCTCCATACAGTGCCCTCGAATTCGGGGGAGTTATCCATCAGCTTCTCGAGTTCATCCAGCTGCTCTTTCAGTAGAGCCCGCCTGGCGTTATCCGTCTCCACTCGGAGGCCCCGGTACGTCTTCCTCATGTCCTGACCGTCTACAACCCAGTGCCGCAGGGTCTTCTCCTGGGCCTTAGTGAGATCGCCCTGGATGTACATCTTCTGGAAGTCCAGTGTGGGCTTCTTCTTGGCCTTCTTCGGCGTCTTCGCCTTACGGAGAATGTCTTCTAGTGAGTCGGGCAGCATCCCCTTCTTGTATCGGGGGTGCGTGAAGAGTGAGAAGGCCTCGGCCATACACTCATTGTCGTTGGTAGCGGCGTAGTGCCCGATGTTGCGCTGAACCCATGTTCGGATCTTGTCCTCGTCAGGGCCAGCGAGCTCAATGATCGCATCTCTCCACGCCATCTTGATTTGCGGATCGTGCGTGATGTGGTGGCCCATCTCATGGCGGAGAATCGACCGCATGTGGTCAACCGAGTTCTTGTCGAGCTTCGAACTGGCGTTCCACCAGCGGTTGTTCGTTGCGATCTCGTGCACCTCTGATTTGAACATCGCCTTCGCCGATTCTCTCTGGGCCCTGCCCAGGGATAGCGAGAGCATGCGGGTCTTTCCGTCGTTGTAGTAGAAACCCCACTGTTCAACAGCCTTCTCGGGCTGGAACAGCTTGAAGATGACGTCCTTGTCGGTATTCGAGTACCCCTGCTTCTTCAGGTCTCGTAAGACTTCCAGGAAGAGCTGTGTATCCTTCCGCCCCTGCAGTGAATCGGGGAACGCTGGACTGAAGCCCATTGCCTCCAGCTCGTTGACGAGTGTTCCCTTCTGCGGCACGGGTTTCTTCTTCCGCTTCTTGCCGCCCGGGATCGGCACCTTCTTGCCGTCCTTACTTCGCCCGAAGTCGGCAATCTCGTCCGGATTCGGCTCCGCTACACAGCGGCATCTGTAGTCCCGACCGGGGTGGAGGCCGTTCAGCGCCCCCTTCTCCCATGTGAATACTCGGCCATCCAACGCTTTGTGCTTATTTCGGACTCTACCATCGCCGGCATCACTCCAGACGTACGTCTTCAAGCCGGCGTCGGTTTGCCGGATCTTGTTCACATCGCCGTATATCTTGCCTGTCTGGTCTACCGCGATTCGCTCGATGTCCTTTCCCAGCAATTCTTCCACACCCGAAAGCTGGGCTTCAATCTCCTTGGTGCTTTCGCCCGAAGCGAAGCCTTTCATCACAATGTCTGTGACTTTCTTCTGGCCCCGCACCGGTAGATCCCTGATCAGGCTTACGTTTGTACCCACTGCAGCAGAGAGGGTGGACTGTGTAAGCTCCCGACCCGTTGCGGTGCTGAGTCCAAGGACGTCGATGCCCTGCATGAACTTTCGCTTGGTGAGAGCACTCAGATCTTGGTTGACGCGTTGATTCACGAGCCCCACGAAGCTCTTGGCCATCCGGTCAGCTTCCGCGTTGGAGATGGCCTGTGTGGTAACATCGAGCTTCATTCCCTCAAGCACCTTCTGGATCTCTTTGCTGAGATCCAGGTCAAGGCGGGGAGCGGATTCGTCGGTCACGGCCTCAGAGGATAGTCCTTCGTGTAGTTGGTGATTCTGTTCAAGTAGTTTGGCTACTTGAGGCCAGTGCTTTCGAACCCGCTCCATCACTCTCGGGATTACAGAGCCCTTCAGGAGTAGCTCGTAGTCGTGTGAGACTGCGGATGGGAACTTCATTCGTCTTCTTCCCGCTCTTCCTCATTCTCGCCGATGACATCCTCGTCCTCAGGCTCTTCAACCGGGAACTCGTCGTCATCATCATCTTCCTCCACAGGAGGCAAGGCAGCCATTGGCTTGAGCCCGAATCTCTGCTCTCGAACCTCATTGCCGCTAACGACATTGCGGTCGATGTAGAGCCCGTCGGTCTCAGCTCGCTGCTTGTCAACTTCAGCCTGTGTCTTCTCATCCAACTGGAACAGCGGATTGAACTTGACCTCGTAGTCAACCTCTTCCGGATCCTTGCCCTCGATCCGTAGGAGATGGTCCACGATGTCTTCAATCTTCGGCAGCAAGTGCTCTTCCTGCAAACCGGAGACCCGAGCGTAGTAGGTCCTCGTATCCCACTCTGCACCGGTCAGCTTGCCTTGCTCGTTACCGATGAGGTGTGATCGGGGCATCCGCGTCGCAGCCGAAGCCAATTGCCAGACGAACTCGATGAGATCTTTCACTGAGCCGAGTGAACCGGACATCGAAGGGAACTCGATCGTGTCAGGCGGTTCGCCCTCGTCACCGTCTCCCTTGTCCATCACGTAGACGGTCAGTGCATTGATGTCGTCAGCCAACGCGTTCATGAGCTCACGTTCGGAAACACCCTTCTCCAGGGCCTTTGCGGTGAATCGGTCCATGTCGACCTTGAGCACTTTGAACACGAGCTGATACACGACCTGTCCGAAACTCCACTGCGCGTTGTCCACGATCTGAATGATGGGGAGCAACCACTTGTACATGGAGCTGCCGTGTACAAAGCCGTGTCGGGGGAACGGGCGGAAGAGCATGACTCGGTCGCCATGCACCTTATTAGTTGTATCGCCTGAGCCCGTGTATACGTGGTAGTACTGGATCTCTCCGAAGTCCGTGCTGAACGGGTCCTCGTTGAGCTCGATCTCGTCTACATCGTCGTCAGTGAAGGCGTGGATGTACTGGATGTCCTCCACTTTGTCCGGCTCTCTCCACAACTGCATGGACCGGCCTTCTTTGAATCCGATCGACAGGTAACCCATCCCATCAATCAGGCCATTCACGATCATATCGCGTAGACGCAACTTCAGCTTCAGCTTGCGCAGCTTCTTGTTGACCAAGTCGGCTAACTTCTGGTTGGAAGAGATCTCGACGGTGAACCCTGCACGAGTCATATCGCCCGCCAGGATGTCGACCGAGTTTCGCCCGAGCCAAGTGCCCTCGTAGATGTCTCGAGCTTCCTTCTGCTCGATCTCCCGCGCACTTACTGCTCGCTGTCCTGCGAGTGCGTCGCCGAGACCGCCCTTGGTTAGACCGCTTGACTTCAAAGTAGGCTGCTGCATACCGCCCGCTGCGTCTAGGATAATGTCAACAGAACTTCTGGCTTCTCCCATGTCGGGGGCACCTCCTTGTAGTCCAGGGGATTGTAACTAGTCGGTCAGAGCTTCCCAACCGCCGCGCTTTTTCTTCTTCTTCGAGCGCTGTAGTTTCTTGAGCAAACCCTTCGCGACCATAGCATTGGCCCAGAATGAATCAGCGTGGCCGAGCTTGGTTGCCGAGGCTTGGAGTGATGAGTTGACCGCGAGCATCTGTTCACGTTGGCGGTCTTGCTTGTCGAATTTCGGCCAGATGTCCTTCCTCAACTCGATCTGACCATTCGTGAGGACAATGTCCAGTGCCGTAGCCATTGCTCGATTCTTCGAACCGCTGAACACAACCGGGGAAGCGTGCGGTGGCAGATCTCCTGCCTCAAGGAAACTCTCGAAAGCACGGTCGGTGTTATCGAACCAGAACTTCTTCCAACGCCCCTTGTGATGGGCTGCTCGCTCCTTCGCGTACTCCTTCTGGCGATTGTAGTCCCACCCGTCGAACCAGCGCTTGTGAATCTGGATCATACGCCGGCCTTCCAGGTCGAGTGCGAACTCAGTGTAGAAGCTCGGGTGTCGTTTCTTCCCGATGTCAATCGCTGCATAGACCGGCCACATCGGATCCACACCTTCGGGGAGCTGAGGACCGATTGCCTCGTCTACCATATCGACGTCCAGATAGGTGTCTGCGGTCTGAACTGGAACGGCTTCCCATTCCTTAGCAAAGGCGAACCGACCGAGCGTGCGTCGCTTCTTCCGTAGGAACTTCGTGCTGTACCTCTCCGGCCAAAGCGGGTTCTGCTCTGCATCCCAGCAAGGGTAGATCTGCCAGTCGAATTCTTCCAGCTCTTTCAGGTCCCAGAACACGTCGTTCTTCGACATCGACGTACCCATCAGGTGGAAGACTCCGGTCTCCGGTCGGATGATACCCCCCAAGATCTCTTCTCGTACGACACGCGTTACCTTAGTGATCTGGGTCATGTCCAGCTCGTGGGCGGGATCGCGGAGGATGTCGTCGCAGATGATTACGTCTCCGTGAAGTCCTCGTTTGAAGGTAGCAATCCCGTGCGGTGTAGCAGTGAAGCGCAAACCAGTCTTCTTGTCCTTGAAGTCGAGCACTGAAGCTGCGTCCGATAGTGACTCGAATCGAGCCATCATAATAGGATTGGACTCGATGTATCTCTTCGCTTTGATCAGGTGTTCGCGAGCACCGCCGACCGTGTACGAGAAGTAGAACAGCTCCAGGTTCCGCTCGAACTCTTCCAGTTGATGCAGGCGCCACCCGATGTAGGCCCTGAGGGTTGTAGATTTCGAGTGGTCACGAGCCGAGATGGTGGAAGTGAAATCCGAGTGCTCTAGGCGGTTGGTCCATTCTCGGATGTGGGCGCCCATCAGGAACTGGCCTTCCACAAGCTCGTACCCGAACACGAAGATGTGCTCGAAGTAGTCCTCGAAGGATAGCCCTCGAGCGTTAGCTAGGATCTTCAGCGGGTTCTTCATTGTCATCCAGACTCTTGATCTGCTTCGCGAGGATCTTCTTCGCTGATCTCAGCGCGGTTCGCTTGTCAGCTTTCGACATCGCTTCATACACGCCATCAAGCCCATCACCATCGCCGGCAGATCCGGAATTCGAAGCCAATGCCCCAATCTTCACAGCAGCATCGAGCATCTGCTGGTCTAGACTGGCTTTGGCCATGATACACTCTAGAGCGAAAGCAAGCTTCGGCTTCTCGTCATCATCGAGTGCCATGTCGATCAAGTGCTGGATCTCTTCTCGGCGGACGTGCTTCGAGAGCAGGTACTCAAGCCAGATGCTGTGACCGGTCGGAGCGTGGAGTGCTTTGTTGATCCATTTCTCTCGCTGGTCCCACTGCGAGATCATTCGCTCCTTGGTTACGTTCTCTGAATCGACCTCGTTGGCCACTCGTTCTGCGGCGGCTTCCGGAGTCATGCCCCCAAGCACGTACTTCAGAAGGGCTACCCTCTCTGCCATTCGTACGTTACGTGCCATAGTGGTATCATCCTATCTTCAAGTCAACCCGATCCCAACTTGTACGTGCCGCGCGTACGATTTCCGATCCCGTACAGGGCACCTTAGCCCTGCCCTGGGCATAGGTACTTACATAAGCCCTGCCCTCCCCGAGATGGTGTATAATTGAGTATCATGAACAAGCTATCACAGCACTTGCCCCCAACAACCGTCAGAGCACGGATCCCCGGGATCAATCGGAAAGGTCCGCTTCGCAGATTACTCCGAAATGCCACATGGGATGACACCCCGAATTACGTCCACCACCCACGTCTCATTTGTCCGGGCAAACAGTTCGTTTCAAGAGCCTCCAACAGGGACAACTGAGGGCCCTATATCACTGTAGGTAGACAGGTATGTATATCTATAGTAGAGACCTGGCCTGACGGCCTGTCTACCTGCAGTATGGGATAGGCCCGCCTGTTGTCTCTGAATCTTCAAACACTTCCCGATATGGTATAATGGCCGTGACGCGGGGCGGTCCCGTGTCCTTGAGTAATAAGGAGGAAGTCGTGAAGAACCTAGAGGTCACCCTAACTTTGCTGGTGCCTGCTGTAGAAGTCGACGAGAACAACGAGCCCACCGATCTGGACCAATTCGCGGAGGCGACGCGTACTGCCTTCAATGAGTTGACCGCGGACGAGCTCTGGGAAGCTGTCGACCAGGTTGACGACTATGATGCCTCCGAAGAGCAGGAGGGTGAGGAGGAGTCCGAGGATAACTCGGACGGATAGCAGGGGGTACGGGCGCACACCCTACTAACTAAGGAGGGCCCATGGGCCAATACAGAGAAGCACTGGAGAAGGCGGGCGGGGTCAAAGCCCAGGCAGCACGGGAACTTGGCCTACATGTCTCGACCTTCAACGACCGCTTGAAACTGGAGGACGCCGGCGGATCGCCACCGCCTCCCGGTCAAGTGCAGACGAAGACGAAGCGCAACCAGCCCGGCCTCTCGAAGGCCGAGTTCATGCGTCGACACGATCCGATCGCGAGAGCCCAAGATCGAATGAGCCGGATCCCTGAGGTCATCACCAAGGGCCGGTTCTACTCTGATTGGGAGGTCTGCAAGTCGATCGGCCTGTCCGGCGCTCGGAAGGACTTCCAACATCTAGCGCGCGATCCCGATGAGGGCTGGCTCAAGTACCAGTTCCGCATCGGCAAGGATATCTGGTGGACTGATCCCGAATCTCGCGACGAGATCCTAGCGGAGAACCCCAACGCGTACAAGTTAGACGAGGAGGAGTAATGTTGGATGAGGGCACGGTCTGGGTACTGGTCATCCTCAGTATCCTGTTAGCTCCAGTTGCACTGATAGGTGCAGGTCTGGCCTGTCTTTCCTGGAGTACATCCTAAGGGGGAACCCCCGTGACTGAAGGTAAGTCCAAACAGGAGATGCTCGAGAAATCGGATCCGGAGCCACAACTAGTAGCTCTGGGGAAGCGCCTCAATGAGGCACAGAACGAGATCAAACGACTGAAGGACCGAGTCGGGACGGACGAGCGCTTGTTCGAGCTCATTCAATCATCCATCCCCCAGCTCCCGGTCTACGAGCCACAGCCAATCACCATCGCTGAACGCCCGATCACGGAACTCCAGCCGAGCATCGTCGTGTGTGATGCGCACGCGGATGAGGTTGTGGATGCTGAAGAGCTTGAAGGCATGGCGGCCTACAGCCCCGAAGTATTCGAGGCACGTATGGAGTTGCTGGCCAAGAAGGTTCTTCAGCTCACCGACATCATGCGCATGAACCACGAGATCCACACTCTACATGTGTGGTCGCTCGGTGACTGGTTCATGGGAGAGATCCACCCAGATGAGTCATCCTGGGGATCTTCGATGCCGCTACCGATGGCCCTGCCGTGGGTCTCGCGGGTCTTCTCCAAGTTCCTGCTTCAGCTATCCGCACACTTCGAAGAGGTCCGCGTTGTTGGAATGGCAGGCAACCACGGTCGCAACACGAACAAGCCCGTCAGCAAGATGACCGCGGATCGCAACTGGGACACATCCATGCACTACATCGCTAAGGAGATGACCGCGGACGACGCCCGGATCCAGTGGGATATCCCGCGCTCCAAAGTGCGAGTGGTCGATGTCCTCGGCTGGCGGAACGCGCTGACTCATGGCGACATGTGTAGGCGGACGCACTCGATCCCGTACTTCGGAATCATCAGCGCCGTCAACAAGGAGATCCGAACGCGCCATCGCACGACCGAGTCCTTCGACTTCATGCAGATGGGCCACTGGCATCACTGGGGGATCCTCGAAGGGGAAACCGTCATCAACCCCCCGCTGGTTGGGCACTCTCAGTACGCCCAGTACGGTCTGCACCAGCGATCGCTCGCTCAGCAGATGATGACGTTCTGGAGCAAGGGCCAGGGTCGTGCCTCGGTATGGCCGATCAATCTCGAAGACGTTACGGAAATCCGCGGCAGGGAGTTACTCGAGTCCGAGTAGCCTATAGTATTGGTGGAGGGATAACACCATGAAAGAGCTATTGGCACTGATCATACTCGCAGCTTCACTCGCGATGTGTGTGGCACTTGAAGTGACTCCCGTCCTGTCGGTTTCGGTGGAGGCGCCCGGTACAGTTACGTACTGGGTGCCCCCCGCCCCTTGCCCGCCAGGACAAGTCTACTGTTACCGCCCGCCGTGGCGACCGTACCCATACAGCTGTCATCCATACAACCCGTTCTACCCATACTATCAACAGCATCCGGGGGTCGTCTGGTGAACGAACAACGCACGCCCCAACAGGAAATGGCCGACTTGATGTCGCTTGTTGAGGATCGCACCACGCACTCCAACATGCGCCGATCCGGGCTAAGCCTTGCCCTCGGTCTCGGGATGGGGCCAAACGCCTTCGCCGAGCCGCGCGTCAAGCGCCAGCCCCAGCGCAATTACTTCCCGCAATCCAATCCCAATCACAGAGCAAACAAGTCGAAGAAGAAGCGGAAGGCTGCTCAGGCATCTAAGCGACGAAATCGCCGCTAGTTGGGAAGACTACCCGACCTCCGATATGATGGTTCGACAGCCCTCCAGTCAGTGGGTCGGCCATGCCCACTACTACCGCGCCGGAAGCAGCCCCCTCGATGATTAGGGGGCTGGCTTCTGTAACGCCTTCCGGGGCATATATAATGTACGTACCAACCTTTCAAAGGAGGAGCTGTCAATGGCAGAAGTACAACTACGGGCCGTAGAACGGAAGATCCTGTTAGACCTATCAACAGGTCAAAGAGTCATCGAGCGCCGGCGGAAAGATTACTTCGCGTGTCTCCCCGGCACGGGCGCACCCATCCAGCGAATCAAGAAGGCCACCATCCTCAAACTCAAGCACCACCAGTTGATTGATGATGCCTTCCGGTTGACCAGCAAAGGGAGGAAGTATGCGAGTACGAATCATAGCTGAGCACGGCCTAGTGCCCGCCCTGTTTGGGCTTTCGCTCAGTCATGGCCAACACAAGAAACTCAGCAGCGACGAGGAACTCCTCGCGAAGATGAGACCCGTCGCCGACCGCCTCGCCTACAAGGGTGATGGCCACAACAAGTTCCTGGAGAGCATCGTCGTGTGGGTCGATATCAAAGCGCCCCGCTACTGGTGGCAGGAGTTCGACACCTACCGAGTCGGAGTCACCAAGCAGAGCGAGTCGACAATGCACACGATCACCGATGAAGAAATCACGAACAGCATGTTCGAGTACTCCTTGCCCCTCAGTTACATCGCTCATCTCGAGCGCTTGCGGCAAGAGGGAGATTGGGAAAGACTGAAGGTCGCGTTGCCGGAGTCCTTCCTCCAGCGGCGTATCGTGTGCACGAACTACATGGCCCTTCAGCGAATGATCAGGCAGCGCCTGACTCACAGGCTTCCGCAATGGCGGCTGTTCTGCGACTCCATCCTTCACGATGCAGAGCACCCCGAGTGGCTACTTTCCAAACCGCCGGTGCAAGATGCCTCGGAAAGATAGGAAGCCAGCACCACCGATTCTCTGGGAGCGGATCGGTAAGTACACGAACCGCATGAAGGTTCCCGGAGGCTGGCTGGTCAAGACGACGCAGATGTTCCGCAACACGGTTCCCACCACATCGCTGATCTTCGTCGAGGATCCGGAACACGAGTGGGTACCCGAAGCACCGGAGAAGGGCGAGATGGCCCCAGTAGAGGAGGACTACGACACATGAGGTTGATCACTGTACTCACGAATCTACACACGAAGAAGCGGGCGTTCTACGTGAACGGTCGTCTGAAGCGCACGAAGAAGATGGTGAAGGGCGAAGACTGGGATACGATCCTCGAGCACATGGAGATCGCAGCCTCCGGCAAGGTCGGCATTGGGTTCTGGGATGATGGCGAGTTCCCGAAGAGCTTACCGCGCCGGGGATACTCACGTGCCACAGGCAGGGAAGTCATGGCCGAGTTCGAGAAGCACCTGGCTCACGTGTTCGCAGTCTGCAAGATCAAGAAGATCGACAAGCGGAAGGGAGGGCGCAATGCCAAGCATCGTCGCAAGGATGATTCCGACTAGTCAACGACTACCTGAAGACGACCGGCGCGTGTGGGTGCTCTTGCCCAACATGGTCGTCCCGGGAGACAACCCCGAAGATACGCTGACGACCCCGATCGTAGCGAGGTACACCGCAGATCACGGCGGCTACTGGCGATGGGCGTCTTCACATAAGATCATTGAATCCAACATCGAGTGGTGGTGCGATATCCCCAAAGTTCAGGTGGAGCCTGACTACATCGGCCATACCGTGAAACGTGAACGAGTCGTGGAGTTGCTCGAAGCACTGGCTGAAGAACTGAGGGTGCCGGAACTTGGCCCACAGCTCGAGCTTGTCTGGATGCTGCCTGGGGATCAGCTCTGTGAGAGGTTCCAACTCAATCTCCAGCAACCGACGCTGTTCAGCCCGAATCCGAAGCTCGAAATCGACCTCACCATACAAGGAGTTCCCCATGTCTGACCTGACCCGTTTTGAATCTGTACTAGGAGAATCACAAGTCCTGCTCTGCGACGGTTGGAGTGGCAAACCCATAGCGTGGGGCCGCCCGATCACCGAACACCTGGGAGACCAACGCTTTGCCGAGTTGCGCGCAGAGGTGGGTGCCGACCTGGTCTGCATCCGCATGGGGTCTTGGGGCGTTGTCGAACGCCGACTGACACGCGAGGAGGCCATCGCTCAGTACGGCGAGATCACTGACGAAGAGTTCGGACCCCGGGGCGGATGGAAATCTGTGACCTTCGGGGAAACCAAGTTCATCCACAAGAGCATGAAGGCTGCTTGATGCCTGGGCTCTACGCGATAATTAGCCCCGGCGAGATCAAGAGGGGCATCGACACCTTCGAGGGGCGAGTCGGTCACTTGATGCTTCTTCATCGCCCAGGTGAAGGCGTGCAACCTATACTGGGCCTGGAGGGGGACGACCGGTTGGACATCGACCCGTTGGCCCTGATTGTGGATCTGCAGGCTGGGCAACTAGTCTACACCCCTCGCCAGATGCCGATCCAGTTCTTCACGTACGAGCATCGGCGATGGCTGGAAGAGCACATCATGTGGGGGTACCCAGATCAGTTCCCGATGTTGAAGCTCGCAGCGAAGTGGAAGGTAGGTGGAGTGGCTGCAATGAAGGAAGGACTCGTTCAAGGGTTCGAGATCGGCATGCGCTTGATCGACCAACTCATGCACGTCCACAAGCAAACGAGGAAGAACGCGTTGAAGATCGCGGCTTGGTACCTGGAACACAAGCTCAAGCCGTGGCAGATGACGGTCGAAGAGCGCGGGCCCGATCTTGACATCAACGAATACCGCGAGTATGAAAGGAGGCAGCAATGTTCAGACGGCGCAAGCGGAAACGCGGACGGTTAGTTGGAATCAGCGTAGAGCTCCGTGACATGCAGGCGATGCGGAACTACAAGGACCAGACGGTCTGGATTGAGATCGGGGAGGACCAGGGCTGGGTTGCAGATTACCGGGGGATCCAAGTGATCGACAAACACACTCGGCAGATCCTGGCGAAGTATCACTGGCCCGCGGGGATGGAATGGAAGATGCACTACGTGTACGAGAACGACCTGGAGGCGCCATGTTCCTGATCGCGCTTCTCGTCGGATTCTACTTCATCGGCGCCTGGGTTGAGGGCACCTGGCTCAGTTGGAGCCTGATACAATTCACCGTTGGCTTCTACGTCCTGAGCATCGCGCTCTGGGGCATGGTCATCCACGCACTAAGAGGAGGATGGAAATGAAAGATGCACCTGGCGGAGGGATGGACACGGTCCTGCTGAACACCGGCGAGCTCCGTGGATTCCACCAGTCATTGACGATTCGGCGTGCAACGATCGGCGACTACGTGTTGCTTCGCGTAGCTCGTGACGACGTTGCTGAGGGCTACGATCCAAACAACGTTCCCGACATGCTCTTGGGTTTCGCGCAAGACGATTCCGCGAGCTTCATCACGGCCGGCGTTTTCACGGTCGCGGTCGTTGAGGATCTTGGCGAGGACGGCTACATCTTGGAGGGCTTCATGACTCAGGTCTACAGGCACGGCCTGGCGTTCCCGCGTCCGCATGACAAGCTGTTGTTCAACGCGGACATCGACCCGAGCTCGCTCCACCAGTCGTTCCACAACTTGATGGGAGGTACACAGTGAGCAGGACACCCGGCGGGGCCATCCCGCATCCGGCAGGCCCGGAGAAGCAGATGAAGATCGACGATGTCAAGTTGCTCAACGGCGATGGCTCGGTCGTCGCGGAGGTCAAGGGCGAGGAGCTGGAAAGCATCTTCAACCAAGGCCCGTTCTTGAACATCCTCCGGTCTGACGGCACGATGCTGATGACGTTCGGTGTCGCCCTTGTGGCGAACGCGCATGAAGAGATGGCGCCGCCGCCGATCGAGACTCCGGATACGAAGTTGGTGAAACCGTGAGCTTGACGCGTAAGCAGTTCGATGAGCAGGTCTGGCCTGCAATCACAGAACACATCGAGTTCCCGGAAGAGTCGAAGACGAGGGAGATGGCTTGGTTGTTCATTGAGCAGCTCGAGCTATTCTCCAGGAAGCAACACGACTACAGCTCGCTGAACATCCTGATCGGCGGTGAGGAAGGAATCTTCGTCCGACTCGCCGACAAGTTCTCGCGCTTGGTCTCGCACTTCCGGCAGGGCCGGGAGCTCAAGTGCGAGAACGTGGAAGACACGTGGGCGGATATCGCCATCTACTGTACAATGGCTCGCCTTCTCCGGGCGGGGAAATGGCAGGCCACAGAGGGGGAGCTCCAGGCCTGGGGAATCAAGCAGAAGGAGGCCGAATGATCGGTGATGTGAACATTCAACCGTTGGCCGTCGAGAACCTGCTGGAGGACTCACACGAGAACATCAGCCGAATGATCGGCGACATGACTCGTGTGGGCGCCTA